AGGTCTTCTTCTGAGCATGTCGCGGCACGTAGTTTGCCAATTGACATAGCTGTGTATGGTTTACCTAGCTGTTCCGCTAGGGACTTGCATGTTTCGTGTTCTGATTCTGTCATAATTAATATCCTCCCGAGCTGACCAAGCATTTTAGCTTGCCACCCGCGTAGTGTTCTGGTCCTTGACCGTAGTTTGCTGTTCGCAAATAGCGAAGGCAGTCAATGAAGTCCTTTAATGCCTCGTCCTTCTTCTTTTGTGCGCCGTAATTGATAATGGCGTAGATTAGGTTGCCGCAGTCCTCATGTATGTAGACTCGCGGGCGATTTACTGCATCGATAGGTAGATTTACGTTGTAGAAGAACCAATCGTCGATAGCGGTAAGCCCTTGCTCCTCCTGTGACCCTATGGACGGCACATAATGGAAATCGTGGGCAGAGAACTGGTCAAATAGGTCGGTATTGTCGGCATTCTCGTTAGCGAAGAAGCGGGAGTCACCGATACGCTCAAATGGGTCGATTCCCAGCTCCTTTTCGATGTCTGAGAACAATTTGCAGTATCCCGCGACGTCATAGCCTAGTTTCTTCGATGCTGGTCCGAATTTCCAGTGCGGATCGCCGAACTCAGCCCACGGTCCGTAGGTTTTACGGTCAGGCCACTCCCTGCGTATGTAAACTGCCGTATCTGAGCCTACGCCCGTCACTCCAGCCCACAAACTGGTGTAATTACGCGCACCAGCGGGGTCAACCACTTGGTAGCAGGTAAACTTCTGCTTGTCTGACAGGTCTGGGAAGTCTTTATGCTCCAGGACGTGTACGCTTTGGCTAAATAGGGGAAATAGCGACGTCATTGACTTGACGGGGACACCATAGGCACGTGTGAGGATCTCATCTCGCGTACTGTGCCTCAATTCCTTAGCAATACGGTCATATCCGCCGAACGGATTGAATTCCGAGTGGAAATACACGATACCAGCGTCTTTCTCGGGGCTATACTGCGTCACTGGCACTTCCTCGCCGTCTAGCAGCGGTGCTTTGCGTGTTTTGCGTGTCTCAGCACCCTTGAGGAACTCAGCGACGAACGGAGTATAGCCGTCAATGGGCGTGAAGGTCAACATCATCTTAGCGTCCCGTGTAGCTAGTCGGAATCGCATGGTTCGGATCAAATCACCGTCCTCAAGGTACTCGTCTGGCCATAGACCGATGTTATGCCACTCTGGAGTCTTAGAACCTAGCTCAAGACCCTCAAACTTACTACGATTTGCGATGAACTGGCTATATGTGTGGAATAGCACCTGAGAACCGTTCGGTAGGATGAATGATTGCCCCGTAAAGCCGTTCTTGACCGTATAGTTGAGGTATTCTAGCACACCCTTGGTCTTTTGCTTAAACTCTGGCGGCAGATAGCGGTAGACGGCTGATTGCTGTGTCCTGATAGACGCGTCAGCGTCCTGCGCGAAGCATACGATGATAGACTTAGGGTTTTCTAGCGCAGCCTTAACGACCGTCCTAGCGCCATACTCGGTCTTTGAACTACGATTGCCCCCGAAGATCATCAGCGTGTCGTATTCCTCAAGCATCTTGTCCGCATATACCCAGCCCTTGAGCGATACACCGAAGTTTAGCGGATCTTCGTCGGAGTTAGCCACTGCATCTTCGTGCATGCGGTGCATCTCGACAAGTGCCTTGAGTCCCTCTGGCTTAGAGGAACCGTCTTCGTTAAAGCACAGGCGCTTAATCTCCTCTGGAGTAGGCGGCTTTAGGACTGGGTGCGATGTGAACTTCATAGCTAATCTACAATCTCTGCTTCCTGGATACCCTCAAGCATCTTACGGGCATACTCCTCAGCCTCGTCTAATGTGGTCTTATGCTCCACAACCACGCGCTGGACATTGTTGCCCGTCAATTTACTGTGAATGTCGTTGAATGCCTGCAAGCTCTTGCCCTGCTTGAACAGCTCATTGCCATCAATCTCTATCTCACCATTCTCAACGCGACTAGAATACTGATCCTGCGACTGGCGATAGGTATCTAGCCCCTGAAACATCACTGAGGAGATCTCAGACGCCCACGCATTGCGGATCTCCGATGACTCTGGGTCTGCCATAAGCTCCGTCTGCACATCGTAGTAGAAGTTTCGGGTAATCTTGTTCTTGCGCATGAACGTGCTTACCTCATCTGGCTTCTGGATGATGTGGTTAGCCACTAGCGCCCACTTCTTCGGATCGCGGTTACACCATGCCTGACCATGCTTGTGAGCCTCCTGAGCGTCCACAAGCTTCTTAGCGATGTAGTTCTTGGTATCTGCCTTTAGTTCATTACTCATCGTCGTCTTCCTCAAGGTCGTCCCAGATAATGTCGCTCATGATGGATTCTTGCGTCATATCCACCAGACTGTCCGAGAATAGCATACGACCAATACGCCAATTGCTGTAATCGTAGCGCAGGTCTCCTTCTTCGTCAATAATGGCAAATGCGTAGTTAATGCAGTGTTCCGCCATGATCGCATTGATCCGCTCAAGCACTTCGTCGGTTTCTTCCATTATTTCTTACCTCCATATATGGTGCGCGACCTTACCCCCGTAGGAAGATCGCTTTTGTCCACGTCGTACTTGTCAGATGCCTTGCGCGTGTCCTTCTTAATGTCGTCGAAATTGCGGCGATACTTAGCCGCATCTCGGTTTAATGTCCTTGGTTCACTTCCTTTTGTGCTCATTCATTAACCTTAAACTACGTGTCAAGGTGTTGACATATCTTGACTTTCGTGGTAGAATTAAGCTATGGATATACTGAAAGGCAAGTGGCTATACAACCCAGCGTGGATGCTGGACGACGACAGTACAGACGAGTCTATCTGGCATGACTCCGCAATCTCAATGAAGGCTAAGGGTCTGTTTGGCTACATGAAGACCAAGCCCGCAAACTGGGACTTCTCCTGCAAGCGTATATCGATGGAGATGCGAGACTCTGTTGATGCTATCAGGGCAGCCATGAAGGAGCTTGAGGGGTTCGGCTACCTAGATCGTGTCAAACTAGGCTCAGGGAGGCTTGTACATACCATATCGTCGTCCCCATACATTGGCATAGAGCCTAAGATAGAGAGGTCTAGCCTTGACAGTTACGATATTATCATGCACGTTGAGGACTCACTCTATTCTTAAATAAAATTATGATAAACCTACTACACGGAGACTGCCTAGAGCAGATGAAAACACTAGAAGATAACTCGGTTGACTCCATCGTGAGTGACCCTCCCTACGGCATTAGCTTTATGGCTAAGAAGTGGGACTACGACGTGCCTAGCGTTGAGGTCTGGAAGGAGGCAATGCGAGTGCTGAAGCCTGGAGGTCATGCGCTAATTGCTTGTGGCACGCGGACACAGCACCGAATGGTTGTAAACATCGAGGATGCAGGGTTTGAAATTCGGGATGTTGTAAGCTGGATTTACGGCTCAGGGTTTCCGAAGAGTCTGAATATCAGCAAGGCAATTGACAAGGCGGCAGGGGCAGAGCGTGAGGTTATTGGCGATCATCCCAGCATAAATGGGACTGGGAAAAAATGGCGAAAAAATGGAGCCGAGGTTGAATATGTAACAAAACCAGTTCAGCTCACAGTCCCCGCAACCGATGCCGCGAAGCAATGGGACGGCTGGGGAACAGCACTCAAGCCAAGTAGCGAGTTCTTCACCCTATGCCGCAAGCCACTATCAGAGAAGACCGTTGCAGCCAACGTGCTGAAGTGGGGGACTGGTGGGATTAATATTGATGCGTGTCGGGTAGGGACGGATAAAACGGGTCGCTTCCCAGCCAACCTAATCCACGACGGCTCGCGGGAGGTGCTGGAGCTGTTTCCTGATACTAAGCCTAGCCCAAAAGCAACTAGAACGAAAAACAGCAGCTCACCGCAAACCAGCAATACTTATGGACAGTATTCCGATGAGGGTAGAGTGATAAATGGACATGGAGACAAAGGCTCCGCAGCCCGCTTCTTCTACTGCGCCAAGGCAAGCAAGAAGGATCGCGACGAGGGCAACAATCACCCCACAGTCAAGCCAACAGCTCTAATGTCCTATCTATGCCGCCTCATCACCCCCACAGGTGGCGTTGTCCTAGACCCTTACATGGGGTCAGGTTCCACAGGTAAAGCCGCCGTGCAGGAAGGATTCAGCTTCGTAGGCTGCGAACTAGACCCAGACTACTACGAGATTGCTAAGGCACGTGTGACCAACGAAGGAGAGGTAGAGTAGACACTATTTTAATTAATATACTGGACAACACAGCCCAACAAAGAGGCAACTACCGAGGATTCCTAGGTAGTTCAAATCGAAGGTAACCGAGCATTACTGCCCATATATTATGAATATAATCGAGATCATCCAGTGGGGCTCCTTCATTGTTAAGGCTTTCGTCTTTGACCAGTTCAATCGGACGATCATCTTCACCTTATGGGATTCGATCATTCGCAATAGTCGTAGTCACAATACTACAAAAGGACATAAACCAATCCTTAG